TGGAAGCATCACCCGTTCACCCTTTTTGGTTAATAGTATTGCAATCATGGATTGTTTAATAGCTTGAATGTCATCGGCCGTGGCCATATCTCCGGTAGACGTTACCTTTGGGGTAAAATTGACATCTCTCCATGTATGTGTTCTAAAAGCGGCCATAGTATTTCCCTTCAATGGTATTTATAAAATTAAAGTGCGGACACTGTTCCTGCTGATGTTATAATGATATCAATTCGATTATCACAAAAACAAATAGCATAATCTCCAAGTCGGGCCATTCCCAGACCTTCTGCGAAGACCTTTCCGGAGCCTTGTATGATCATACCAGTACCACAATTTCCATGAGTCAAATCAAACATTCTTGCATTTCCTGAACCTTCAGAAAATACAGTAGCAGAACCGTCCAAAAACGCAACATTAGAACAAGACGAACCCCCAACTTGGTGTTGTCCAATAGCGATATCATTTTTTCTAGCTACCAAAGCCATTATATATTCTCCCTAGCCATTCTGTCTTGTAAGCTTTGCTTTGAATATTTTCTAGCCACAATAGCCCCTTTAGTCATATCTGTTAAGTCTGGAACATCACCCGAAGTCATTCCGATTAATGATTCTGAGTTTCCCCGAGAACCCGAACCATACCTTGTGGGATAATCAAAATTCAAAATCATATTTTCACGAACATAATTAATTGTGTCCCAAGAATTTACAGCACCCGAAGTTACTTCTGTTTCTGTGATAGTCTGTTCGTCTTGAGTAATTGAAAAATCTTCTACAGTAAACTTGTCAGCATAAGCGGAAGTATGTGTTACTTGAGTATAAGAAAAAACGTCAATTCTTTTCATTTCAAAATTAGAAATTTCTCTTTCTCTTGTATTTGAAGCCATCTCTGTAACTTTTCTTTCATTGTCCCATTCCCATGCTGGAATCCAGTAACCGCCATCCAGTAAAAAGGTTTGGTCTTCCCATGTAACTTCGTCCCATTCTGGATTATACCCCAAACGGTATGTTTGTGGTGATTCAATATCCATATAGTCGCCTGAAGTTGGATGAGAATTGTTATTTACTTTTCGCCAGTCTGTATAGAATTGATATCCTTCGTCGATGTCACCACCGCCATCTACAGAATAATTACTACCCCTAAAAGTGGAATCATTTTCATCTACTGCATTAGTATTTATTTTTATTCTCTTGTGTGGAAAATGAACCCCATAAAATATTTTATGATTATATGTGTAAGTTCTAACAGGTTCTTGAGGGTCACCGGAATGTTCAAACCACGAAGAGCTTTGATCTACCATTGTCCAATTTGAATCTGTTTCGTCCGGTTCAGCTTTCAAATTGTTGATTAAAGTTCTTGCTTCATCGAAAATTGCAGAACTAGCCGAATTCATAGACGATACATATGTATTGTCTGCTGGTACAACAATGGCGGCTCCTGAATCATTGGCATCGTCTTCAATTTCAACTGGTAATTTTAAATTGTTCAAAGACGTTAGGCCATTATTAACATCATAATCATAAGGAGCATCAATCATATCGGTTATGATTTTTTTTGGGTCTGTCAAAAACCCATAAGACTTATTGATTCCGGTTTTAAGTTCTTGATAAATTGTTTCAAAATTAGCATCGGATAAATTGGTATTTCTTTGAGTGTGTGGAATTTGATAGAGAGCAAATCCTTTAGCGACATATCTTTGTTGTTTGGAAAGGCCCGTGGCTTTGTATTCGGCCCAAGTTTTTTCTGTTGCGGATAAAGTCCCTTCCCGATCTCTAACATAAACATCCAGAAAATCAAGTTCCCTTTTTAGTTCCGCCCAATGGTCTCCAGAAAGTGCATATGCATTAGTTTCTAAATAATAAACTGTGGTTCTTGTGATTAAATCGGGGTTTGTTTCCTCTGGATTGTCAATTGTTATAGAAGTTTTAGTTCGCCTACCATCCCCTTTTGGCAACGCTTGAATGGCCGCTAAAGTAGTAACCGACATTTCTAGAGTATCGAAGGGGTCTGGATAACCATCTAGGACTTTCAATTTTGACCAGATTAATTCCTTCTGTAAATCATCTGAATAATCATAGCACAAAAGTTCATTTACAATATAATCAGAAGTCTTGGTTATAGTATTTCCTTTATGAGAAATACCACGCCAAGAGTCATTATCATTAGGAATGACTACGGTATTATCCGGGTTGCTTACGTCCCAATATGCCATGATTATTGATGCTCGATATTTCTAGCGGTCGTGATATGTTCCCCACCCGCTGTTTCTGAGAAATCACCCGAAGCGGTAATTTCCATATCTCCATCACTATTAATTTCCAGTGAACCTCCAGAATTGATACTCATATCACCGTCGCTCGTAATGTCTAATTGTTCGGCCTGAATTGTGATGTTTCCGTTTTCATCCATGGTTATTTCACCACCATTTGAATTGATTATTTTTATACCTTTGGAACCGAGATTCATTATCACTGTTGTCGTGGTAGCACTTGTATTCCAATTGGACTTGTTTGGAGCGGACGCAAAATAAATTGGTAGATTGTGGTTGCCCCCGTCAAAGAAAATCCAAACGATAGAATCCACTTCGGGTATTGAGAAAAATCCCTCTTGGGCAGTACCACCCATAGGGGCAAGTGCAGGAATAGCCCAAGGTAGTGTGGAATTGGGAATTTCCTGTTCATCTTGGGAATGAATTCCATAGATTCTAACCTGTATTCTACCACCCGATTTAGTATCGGTGTTGTTGGTTACTTTTGCCCTGTAAACAGAGAAAAATTGACTATTTACTGGAGCGTTTAATTCGGCATCTCTCATATCGGCCCCTATTTTTTCTTCAATGCTGGATCGTTTATATTATAGTAGCTATCACGAAGAAGAATATATTTTTGCTGGTATTGTTTATCTTTGTTCCATTTATGGTGAATGGCTTTAATAAGCCATTCACCTTCTAGTTCTTGGGACCTTGCCAATGATTCTTTGTCTTGATTTTTATCTGATAATTGTATTTCAATTTTATTTCCCGCACTGATATCTAAAATACCATTGACCAAAATGTATGCTGAGAATTGTGAATTTATAGCACTTGAAACTATAGTATCATTATTAGCTTGTAAGAAAATTTCATTTCCCCAAGCTCCGTATTGGTATGTTCCATTATTTGAATCTATATTTTCGTATAGATAGTGACTTCCGAGAGATTTGGCCGAAGATTCCGAGAACGTGGTAGAAATCTCTCTGAATTCCCCGGCGTCCCAGTCGTATCCGGCTGTGGTGCCCCCAGCCAGACCGCTCTTGAAAAACTCTTTATGAACCTTATCAATTTCATAAGAAATTACCAAACTATCTTTGGAGCCTGATAAATCCATTTCTTTAACCCAAAATTTTTGTCGGGGTTCTAATTTGTACAAATCTTGTAATGATCTAAAATTAAAAGTCTGTTCCAAGGTAGACCAAGTGAAAAAGTTTCCATTTCTCGTTTCACTCAGGGCCAACCTTTCCAAATATTTTAATGTAGTTGCCAAATCCCAGTATGGTATATTAAAGGTTTCCAAACGTCCTTGTGTATTCGAAATAAATACAGACTTAGGATTCAAAAAGTTAAGAGCTAAATCCTTGATTATTTCCGAAACAAGTATATTTGAATAACCTTTGGCTATTTTCTTTTTTACTAACTTTCCCCATAATGGATATTGAATTAATGAAATGACTACATCGGTCATTTTACCTGAAGCACCCGTTCTAGGTCGAGTAAATGTTTGGAATATTTCAAAACTCAAAATCCTTGGAGATTTGGTCTGTGTTCCCTGCAAGGTTATCTCGACAATTTCATTTCCATTGAGGGCCAATTTTTCGGTGAAGGTGAAGACGTCCCTAATTACCAGTTCACCCATTACACAAATACTTTCTATACTTTCAAGTAAATATAAACTGTGAATAAAAGTAGGAACTATTTCAATAAAATTTTTATCCCATGATGTTTTGAATATTTTTATTGTTGGAAAATCGCTTGACCAAGCTCCAAATCTTAATGATGGGTCTGTCAGTTCTGGTTTAGCTTCATCTTTAGCCAATTTACTTACATCAACCGATTTGTTACTGGAAACACCACCACCTTGAACGGGTTTATTTTCCTCTGGAATTGAATTATTTTTGGATGTGGGTGTAGAGAATTTTGTTTTGAATTTATCAATGGCTTTCTTGGCCACATCGACTGTTGTGGATGCATCGGCCCTTCCCCGTGTTTCTGTATTTTGAAGCACGAGGGATTTTAACTTATTACTAACTTCCGGGGGTAAATTATCTAGGAAAGCCATGGTTTAATCAACTCTTTCCTTTTCAATTCGGTATAAAATTTCATTAACAATCGAAGCTTTGATTATTTTTAATTTTTTACCAACCACCAACTCCTCAAAGGGGTCTTGTATTTTATTGACCATACAAATCAACCACCATAAATTAACAGAACCATAAACCTGATATGATATCTGTTCCCAAGTATTTTTCTGTCCGATTTCGGCCACGTCATAACTATTATAATCACTCAGAAAATCACCCCGTACCAATAAAGAATTAAAAATATTGGAAATGGTTTCTTCTTCTCCATCAGAATTTGTATATCGAGCTAGATGGAATGTACCGGCCCAAGCATTTGGAAATAAATTTCTTGGGTCGGTGATTTTTGTGAAGACTTTGTTAGACATTTGTATAAATCTCCTAGAGGATTATTCCTTGGTTATATGCGCTAATGGTTTTATCATTTGTTAGAAAGGTTGTATCTTCTGTTATTTCATCTGTTTCGGTTTCCACATCAGCACTTAAAGTATCCAGTTCGGTCCATGTTGCTTCCAAATCCCGAGCATCTTGATCAGTTTCGGACGTCGACAATTCTCTACCCGATTGTATAGAGGTTTGAAGTGCCGTATTATTAGTTTTCAATTGCTCAACATCCGTATGATAATTATCTGCTGATGCTGGACCAGTATTAATGAAATCCCCAGCATCGTCATAATGCTTATTTACAATCGTGATGGATGATGTCAATGCTGTTTGTTTAGTAGAAATGTCCACCGCCGCCGCTGTTATAGAAGGAACACCGAGTGATGTAGCGAGACTAATTCCGGAACTAATAAACGGGGCCATAGAACTTATTTTAGATGTTACTGTAGTAATTTTACTAGATAATCCTGAAATGGCACTACCGGCAGTTTGATTCGATTTTGCTCCGGCGGCATTTACTTCTGCATTCAAACTTTTCAGATTCTTTAAATTTTGCTGTGCTTGACTCAACTTTGATTGTGTACCAACTAAATTTTGTAGAATCTCTGTGCGATTAAAATAAGAACCCTCGACTTTTCTGGACGTGACAAAATTCATTGTAATACTGGCGGCGGTCGGTAGTCCGTTTCTGAAGGGACCCTTCCATTCTAGCGAACATTCTTTACAAACTAAATGCTCGTATTTAGCCCACCAAGCTGATTTTCCATTACCCACACCTTTTGGGTTTCCTATTTCTAAAGTCCAACTTGGGGGTGTTTGTAAGAATTCAGCTTTACCACCGGGTATCATACTTACAGTAGAAGAGACGAGACCTTCCAACTTTTTACCAAAAGAGTTTATTGCGGCCATGGCCTTCGGCAACATTCCCTTGCCCCCTTTTGGTTGTTTGGAATTTTTGTTATCTTTCTTCGGTTGTGGAACCCAACCATACATCATATCTCTAATATATGTTGCTGGTTCAATAACCTCTTTAATGGGGTCGGTTAATGCAACCAACCAAGTGGTAAACCCGATTGAAAAATCTCCGGAACCCGTATATACAGAATCTAAAGTAATTAAGAATGCAGTAGTTGGCATTCCACTCTTAGACATTTTTGCGTAGCTACTTCTAATAAAAGGCATTGCTTCCATGATAGCTCTGGCACCGCCAGCAATAGCCAGTCCAGTATTACTCTTTCCGCCTAGTGCGGCTCCTATTAGTCCGGCAATACCATTTTTAACTATCGATTTTAAAGTATCATCTATGTCCAACCATTCATGTTGGTGTCCTTCCATGATGTCGGTTCCCGGACTTAAAAAGTACAAAGAATCTGAACTGGTAATTCTTGCATCGAAAGTTTCCATCCCAGTTGTTGGTCTTAATTTAAAATAAATACCAATTGGTCCTAATTCTTTTTGTGTTGTCTTTAAACCATCTACTCCATTTTTCACAAAACTGGAAGAATTTAAATTAACATTTGTTGGCCGTGATTCCTTTTCTTTTGCCATTGAAATATTCCTTTATCCTGATTTTGGACTAAGAATGCCCATAGAATACAACATATTGTTAATACCATTAAGATTTAAAAGGTGGGTCATATCTCCCATAGGCTGGTTCTGTGTACCACCATTAATATTTGTGGAATTATCAACTATCGGGGGTAGCGTATGAGTAAATGCTTCTTCTTTTAATTTTTTTGGTGCATGACTTACAACTTTCTCGATCATTTTAGCACCACCAATCCTACGATTGTGTTCTATTTCGAGCATCTTTCTTTCTTCAACTTGGAACCTATTGGCCTCGTCCTTATATAATTTATAACCCCTATCCCACAATTCTGAAGTAGCAAGTTCCTTCCATTCTTTTGGTGATAAGTATCCCTCAGATTTTAATTGCGCTCTTAATGCGTCCCTACGGTCTTGTCGCTCATCTGCTTCTTTGGTTCGTCTTAATACCCGTTGGGGCTTAGTAAGTCCAAAAATTGACGGCACTTGTATTGTAACAATCTCTTGTGTTCGTTCCTGTCTTAGACGTTCAGACATTTGTGTTTTCTTCGCCAATTCATCTTTCTTAATTTCCAATTGTTTTTTAGATTTTTTAAAATTAGACATATCATCGAATAATCTAGAGGCACCCGCCACACCTTGTGGTATGCGTTTGGGGTCAATTAAATATTTAACCTTTTCATATACATTTTTCATGAAAGTTCTTCTGGAATCCCACACAGCATCTTTAATATTTTTTTCTATTTCCTTATCATTGTATTCTTTTGGGTCCAGTGCCGTCTGTGCTAGTCGAAAAAGTTGGGTCGCTACGATTGCTACTGGCAACGCCGCAAAAACCAGTGGAATGGCCTTTCTTGCGGCGGCGGCGGCGGCTGGTATAATAGCGGGTATGATCCCCCCACCACCACCACCACCAGCACCACCACTACCCATTGTTGTTCCAGCTTGTTTCTTCTTCAAAGTCAACGCCATCGTAGCCGCTTGCTTTTTATCAAAGGCTTCATCTTTTGTTAGTTTGTTGGCCTTTTCTAGTGCTTGTTTAATTTCTTCAAGCTGTGGATTTTTTTCCTTTGCTTTCTTTCGGCTTTCTTTAAACTTATCAAGCATACTTGTAAAGCCCTTTTTCATAACGATTCCACCAAGACCTAACATTCCACCGCTGGCGGCGGCACCACCGACTTCTTTGGCCATTTCTTTTAATGATTTCTTTTCTCGTTTCTCTTCCCTCTCTTCTCGCTTCTCTTCTCTTTTTTCTCGTTTCTCTTCCCTCTTTTCCTGCGTTTCTTCCCGTTTTTCTTTTTTTATGATTCTCTTTTCTCTCTTGACTTTCTTTTTTTCAGCCTTGCCTGTCTTACCAACCCCCTCGGCTTTTAATTTAAAATTTTCCAGAATTTCGGCCAGATCAGCAACCGATTTTCTAATTTTTTGTGAAGATTCTTCCATAGATTCGTTGGCCATTATTTTATTCCTTTAAAGATTCCAATTCAGAAATTTTCATCTCCATAAACATCTCAACTTCAAATAACGGCATTTCTTCGATTGATAAATAACTTTGATTCAACTTGTTCATCAAAAAATATTGTTTATCAAGTAAACCTAATAAGGTATCTCCACTAATTATATGATAAAAAAATCAGATAGGTCTACTAGCCTCTCTTCCATTTTCTTACCACATTTTTCACATTCCAAGTTTACAAATACAGGAAGTCCAAAAGACATTGTTTCAAAAACTTCCTTGGCTTCATCTTTTTGTTTGGATGAAAATGAATCCATAATTTTAACTTTTTCGGCTAAATTTAAATCACTAATAATAGTATCGGACATTTTAACACTTGAAATAGTGGTTGCTAGTCGGGTGAGATTAAGTTCGGTGTCATCTGGTCCATTCTTGTAAGTTTCTATTAAATCCAATACGTCATAATCATCTTTTCTAAAAGGTGGGGACAGAGAAACTTGAATATCATCACTCAAAGAAATAACATTTTTATTGTCTGGAAAAACCTTTTTTTGCAAATCATTTAGATTTATGGTTTTACGAATAACCTTGTCACAGTTTTTTGTCTCTATTTTTCCGGCCTCATTAGTTATTTCTATTTTTCCCCTACAAGGTATTTCTAAATCAATGATATTACCCTTGGAAATAGATCGGAGCATTGCCATTAAATACATCCAATCATCGGAATATAATTTAAGCGGGTCAAAATCAATTGGAGATACCACACAATCTTTTAAAACCTCATCAAATGTTGTGTCGATTTTCCTAAGTTCTTTGATTCCCGAATCACTTAACATTAAATCATTTCTTATAATACCCTCAGATGCTTTTAATAGTATTTTGAAATGTTTAATTTTCATTGGTACCATTTTAATTTCAATTTCTGGTTGTCCAATTAAATTAAAACTGTGGTGAGCTATTTCTACTTTGGCTAACAATTCATCAATTCTATCACTCATGTCAAGGTTCCTCCTCTAACTGTATTTATAATATAGATATCCAAAGATTCACAAAAAAATCTTACTGTCCAAGGATAGTAAGACTTTTAAGCTATATTTTTATATTTTACTTATAATTTTCTAAACGTCCATATCCTCGACTGAACGTGAGTAGAAACTATAGACGAAAGTACAATCAAAGGTCTCTAGTGTGTCCTTTTCTTCATGGGACAATGTAATCGCCCCGATTTCTGATGGCCAGCAAAACTGTAGATCATATGTTGCCAGAGCATTGCCCCGTTCATTCATCTGTTTTACTTTTATGTTGCCCATGTAATCGTCGGGATTATTGAAGGATTGCTGTCCCAAATCATTTATAGAAAATACCTTATTAGACCATCTCTCCATGATATTTCTAATTTTGTAAGCTTGGTCCACCATGAAGGTACAAGTCCATGGTTCCCAAGTGCTATTTCCGGCAAGCTTGAGGTCCAGTCCTGCGAATGGTATGGGAATTTCCCCTATAGTCTTAGCTGGAATAGTTGTAGCTCTGACCATATATCCCGCAAATTCGGCATTCCTGACACTACCAAAAACGTCCGTAAGTAGACTTGGAGTAGAACCGAAATCGACTTGGAACAAAAATGGTTTGGCCGCTCCGCCCATTTGCGCTTTTAGTTTTCCAATATTAAAATCTGACATAAATTTTCTCCTGATTCTTTAAGGTATTATCCAATTAGTTCTTCAAAACTCTGACCGGTTCGGGTAGAGTAGAAGTTTAAGTTAATGAATTCTGCGGAACGAGCGGCTTTGATGTAGATATCGGCCACAAATCCATTGGCATCAATTACTGCGGCGGTATTGTTTGTCTCATCAACCACCAATTTGAATTCGTAAATTCCTCTGTTATTTTGAACGTCTACCAAGAACGGAGTGACCAGACTTCCGAACATATTCCGGGTGAATTCATCATTGAATTCAAATATGATCTGTTCTGCATAGGTAGCGATTGTTTTTTCAAGAACAATGAACAATCGTCTTACGTTTATTCGATTGAAACTGGACGCCTTTTTAAGTTGAGTCTTCTGACCCCAAATCACGGCCCCGGCTCCACCCTTGAAATTAACAATAGGATTGATACCATGAGTGTAAAGTTGATCTCTATCTGCTCTTTCGGTTTCCAGCTTGATTTTATTTATGCCGGTTATGATTCCACGGTTATTACCGCCGACAGGGAACCATGCATAGCTATTATAATCCGTTGATGCAAATTTTCCTGCAACAAAGCCCGAAGCCGGAACCCAACGTTTTTTGTCATTATATTTATCATAGACTTGGAAGTAATTTGCATAGAGAGCAGAATAAGACGAATCAAGGGCTAATGTGTCATCGCTATACCCAACTAGGTTTACAATGGTGGCTGAAATACTTGAATCGTTGTATTGTGCTAGTGGGAAATCTAATAGAGCAATGCAATCTTTTCTGTATTCTGCAATAGTATTGAGATATGCTTTGGTTGTATCATCGCTATCAGCATCAACGAGAATATTAACATCGACTACTTCGGGATTTTTGTACAGGTCCCAACCATAGAGATAACCGGCGGTTACTGGCGCGCCGTCTACTCCATCAACAAATGGTGCGGCAAGCAAAGTATGTGGCGAAGTTATTTGTGTACTATCTGCTCTAACTCTAGCAAGTAGTGAATTGTCATTGATCTTGTTTTCGATATACATAATCCTACCGTCGCCGTCCTTTTTACCAGCCGTCATAGAAGCGAGATAGCTTTCTTGTACGGTATAAACTGGAGTTGTGGCCCCGGTTTCCCTGTCATCTACAAGTATGAAAACACCAAACTCATCAGTTGATTGTGGACCAACGTCCAAGTCAACTAGATATTCGTGATATTTATAACCACCATTTGCTTCTGTGATATCAAATAAAGCGGCGGCGCTTGTCGGATTGGTAAGAGTGTCCCAAGTTGTTTTATTAATTAGTGAAATTTTATAGTCATCATAAAAGTCGCCCGGACCCATGGCAACAAAATCAATATCAGAAATATTTGAAATTGTATCTGCGGCCTCATCGGGGTCAAATCCTGTAGTCACGCCACTGCCCGGTACAAAAATTGCTTCACCATCTGAACCTGAAGTTTGAATGGTGACCGTATCTTGTACGTCAACGTGAACCGTTGCACACACTGAACTCGTGGCGGTTACTCTAGTGTAGTATAGATTTTGACCGTCTTTCAAATAACCCAATGAAGAAAAGAACGGCTTATAGTTATTATCATCTGGGGTGCCATAATTCTCAATCAGGCGTTGATCACTACTACATAAAATTCTTTTAAAGGCCGGGCCTTTTTTGGCTCTACCGACAACGACAGCAACGGAAGTGGCTACTGCTGGAAGTACGCCCGACAGGTCTTTTTCTGTAACTTTTATAGAGGGCGAAACATTGAAATTGGCCATAACATTACTCCTTTGAATTTGTTCTTCTATTATTATTTATATAATAGAAATTATTTGAATTTTTTTCTCTGATCATATACCACTGTAACAGACAGACTTAGGTGTATAAAAGTAATATTTCGATTTTTTTAAAACGAAATTAGCCCATATTGGCATTTTCGGAATTATAATCGACCGTATAAGTCACATCATTCAATGTTCCAGAGCTTGAAACAGTAGTCGTTTCTTGGCTAGTTCCACCCGATACGAATGCCGTATATGTATAATCTATAATGTTTCCAGCAAAATCGTAAATGATATTTGATCGTTCATTTAGTGGCTTATATATCCAACCTTCTAGAACAAAATTAAAATCGCTTTGGAAAATTCTTCGTTCCGATTCTGTTATTTCATTCGATACATTGGGTGTATAAGAATTTAAGACAACTGGAATTTCTCTAACTAAACCATTTAGTCCCTGTTCCTTGACTCTTATCATCAATGATGGATTAAACCATGGCAAAATATTTTCCATGATTTGGGCTAGATGATCATTGTATTTTGTAAAGGCCGATAAACCGAAAGTAAAATTATATGGTATAGGTGTATAATCATAATGCCTATTACTTGTCGATAAAATAAATCTTCGTTTAGCATAGGTGTTCATGGCCCTATCTAGTGCTATATCTATTGCTTCAATATAAAGAGCCAATTTTGGTAAACTGGTATCTAGTTGATTTTCGTTGTCCTGTTCTTTCAATACATAAAATAATTTTTCTTTGGGAGTATATGTACACGGAATATTTTTGGTTTTGGTTACCGTGCCATTACTATCGACGATTGTTAAGTCGTTGAAAATATCCAACATTATAGCAATGTAGGACCGGAGTTGATTATTGTAGAAATAATTTTTCATAGTTTAATAATCGTCCTCCAGGTTTTGAAATAAGGGAGCATCACTTGGGTCCGAATATAAATATTTCGACGGATCGGCTGGACTATTATCCTCTTCTTCCTTGTTTCTATTATTTATATTTTTAAGTATTTGTGCATCGTCTGTAGTTTGGAATCCTTCCCAATATAAAATATCTTGGAACCACGCACTTTCTAGCATATACAATTGCCAACCGGTAGCCATTACCAAATCATCACGGGCACCCTCTGAAGCCGAAAATCTTTCACGACCATGGTCAATGAAAGAGGAAAATTCGGAAATAGTATTTCTATCCGATAGTACCAATCGTTTGGTTTCCAAATACCGTTTCAGTATTGTGGTCATATTTCTTTTGGTATATGTATTGGCGTTGGTACCCATAACGCTTTTTTTCTTTTTGCCCGAAATGTTATGGTCCGGAATGTCTTTAAAAAGATTTGTATATTCATATTTATTCCATAGCATATTTACAACCGATGAACCGAACCCGCCATTATTTTCAATATTGACATAAGCCTCATTCCAAAAAATCGCCAAGTCGTTTAAAATTTTTGTGAAATCAAAAATATCAACATCGTTGGCTCTCCAGACGGCAACCTGTTTGACTTTATCTTTATTAACCACTCTGGAAATCTGTATCACGCTATAATCTCTATCTGTACCAGCGGCAACATCCACTCCCATAACATAAATGGCGTTTGCTATTTTCTCTTCATAAATTTTATATCTTAGACCGTCTCCACCAACCGGTTCTTTGAAAGACAAATCTCGTAATGTATCTGGATTTACTAATGTGTGTTGGGAACCTAAAAATTGGTTTCCGTATTCTTGATTAAATCGCACTAGACCGAAGTCATTAATCATCTTTTGACGCCAAACGCTATCACGGCCCGGTATTTCATGCCAATCAACCTTTATGGGTTTAAAACTATTTTCGTTCAACATAGCCTTTGACCATAAATCATGAAACAGATTTGAAACGCCCTTTGGAGTTGAAACGACAATAATAGAACCACCTGTTGAAATAGTTGGGAAATTACTTGTCCAAAATTCTTCCGCCACATTTGGAGCAACGTGAGCAAATTCGTCTAGGAACAGAAGAGAAATGGATTGTGATCTTAAAGCGTCTTTAGAAGTGGCCGAAGAAAAAATGGTTGTGCCATTATCAAAAGAGATTTGATGTTCATTGTAAACCGTACAGCCGGGCTTAATCCAAGCTGGTAATTTTTCATAGGCGATTTTAATATCTTTTAAAGTCTTTTTTGCAACGGTATCTTTATTGGCCAAAATAGCATATGTCTTGTCATTGTTAAAAAGAGCATTCCATAATAGAAAGATACAGCTACAAGTAGTGTTGTGACTCAAAATACCATTAGTGTAATATCTATGGTCTTCTGAATCAACAGAAAAATCATACATATTTTC